ATTTAAATTTGCGTTAGTTTTATTTCCCCATGTACCAGCATTTTCGCCGGTTGCCATAAGTTCTATACCAAGATCTGTAAATGTTGAAGCCATTATTAATTCTCCTAATTGTTGTTATTTATATTGGTTATTTAGTTTTAAGTCAAACATAATTATGCTGTTTTAGTTGTATATCCTGTTGTGTTTTTTGGCGTCTTAGTTGAGTAACCACTAACTGACGTTTTAGGTGTTTCGGTGCTGTATCCTGTACTAGTTTTAGGATCAAGTTTTCCATAATATTTAAGAATTAATCCTGTACCCACACTAGATGTTGCGAGTTGTCCTGTTAATCCTACTGTCATAGGTGTAGGAGATATTGCACCAACTGCAGATGTAGCATTGACCCCGGTTAATGGAACTCCTATTGCGGGAACAATTGATCCTACAGAAGATGTTGCTGATACGCCTGTTAACGGAACTCCCACACCAACTGTTATATTACCTACAGCAGAAGTTGCTTGTTGTCCATTTGGACCTATAGTAATTTCACTAAGTATTAAACCACCTAATTGTGATGTTGCACTAACTCCTGTTAATGGCACACCTATTTCAATACCTAAAGAACCTACACTTGAAGTAGCACTTTGACCTGTTGGAGTTATAACAGATGTTAAATTTAAAGTAAGTGAACCTACACTTGAAGTAGCACTTTGACCTGTTAAAGATGTAACAGATGTTAAATCTAAAGCAGGTGAACCCACACTAGATGTAGAACTAACTCCTGCCGGTTGAACTAAACTATTAAATGAATCTCCATAAGGTTCTTCACCCCAACCATTTCTACCCCAACCAACTAATGTACCTGCGTTATCAAAAGTACCTAATTCAGTTTGTGCTTGTACACCTGTTGGACTTACGATTGATTCTAAAGCTAGTGTAAGAGAGCCAACATTTGATGTTGCTTGTACACCTGTTGGTATAACAGTTTGAATATCTAAAGTAGTAACACTTCCAACTGCAGTTGTTGCTTGTTGACCTGTTGGTTGTACAGCGTACTCTACACCCCAACCAGAATTACCAAATTCTTGTCTACCCCAACCTTCTATATTAGCTGCTGTAACAGAACCAATTTCAGAAGTTGATTGTACACCTGTTAAAGTAATTACAACTTGAGTTTGAGTACCGTAAGTATTTTGTCCCCAGGTTGTGCCAGATTGGTTCCAAGTGTTAGCCATAAGGAGTTACTCCTTATGCTATTCTCACGATAGCGTTAGATGCGTCTGCTGCTGGAAATTGAATTGTAAAAGTTCCACTTGATACAGTTTTGTCTCCACCAAATGCTATTGCGCAAACTGCTGGATCATCAGTTGCTGTGTCATTAAAAATTAAACAACCATTAGCTGTAAAAGAAGCCGATGTAAAAGATACATCGGAAAAATCACAACACGCTGTATCTCCAGATAAAGCTGGTGTTACATTTGTAAGTGCAATACCTTTAGTAGTATAACCATTTCCGTTAGCTACTTCGTTAGCAGTTACATAAACTGTAGTTGATTTATTTAATGTAGCACTACTTGTGTACAATGCTAATCTAAAAGTATTAGCTCCATTTGTAAAATTGTGAACTGCTGTTAAAATCTGTGTTTTAAAACTGTTACATATTGCTGATGTTATTGCCATAAAAAATCTCCTAATTACTGAGGCGCTGACTCGATTGGAATTCTTATTGTACCATCCGTGTAATCGTCTCGTCTTCTTCTTCCAACTTGCATCGCTGCAAACTTTTGTAGTTCAGTTTTATATCTATTTTCATATAGTGTCAACATGTCTGTTGGACCTTTTAAAAACATAAATGCTTCTACTAAACATGCATATAATAGACCCTGTGGAAAGTAATTACTTAAATAAGTATTAGAATTACCATCACCACCAGAACCTAATCCTGTAGGCATTGCGTTATAGTGAATGATATATTTGTAATTAGCGTCTGGTGTTGGAGCTACATATATAGCACCAGAAGTAGCTGTGTTAGCTCCTGTTGTTGCACCACCAAACATTGAATAGTATTTAGGAAGACCGGTTACATCTTGTGCAGCAGCACCGCCTGAAGTTCCTGTTAAATTACCTACATACTCTGACATAAATGTTTGATCACGTTTTTCTAACCATATTCCTTGACCATTAGTATTTGCTGTTGATTCATATACTTCTATACCTCTAACAAATAAAGCTTTAGTAGGCATTGTAATTGAATTAAAATCAGTTGCAAATTGTGCTTCTGCTTGAATTCTATCTGAGTCCATAGGCAGATCTAAATTAATTCTGTTTTGTGCAGCCATAATAAAACCATCTAAAATTGTTGTGGTAAATACAGTAGATCCAACTTCAGTATAATCTTGAATAGCTTGTTTTAAAGTATTGTATGTGTAGTTTGTAAGTCCTGACATAATTAAGCTCTATCATTTAACGGTCCAATTGTACATTGAAAACCGCCCCCTGTTTCTGTGCTTGTAGCATTAGATATTAAAGAAAAAGTTAAATTATTAAATACTACAGCAGTTTGTCCACCGGGACCCACTACTATTGTAGTAGGAACTGCTGTTGCAAGATAACATCCGAAAACGTTAGCTCCTATAGGATGAGTTCCCGCTGTTGTAGCCGGAGGTGTTAAACCTCTATAAGGTGCGCTTGTTCCTCTAGTGCAACCCGTAAAATTTTCTCCAGCTCTTCCGGTATATTGTATGACTTCATTTTCATATTTACCTGTTAATGTATTTACTTTTTCAATCATAATAAAACCTGAAGTAGGAAAATGCGTTCCTGTCTGTACAATAATTGTTCCGTCAGTAGCTGTAGCAGCTGTATCTAAAGTTGTAGATAATTCTAATGCAGGACCTGCAGCACCAGTAACAATAGGTACTCCTCCTACTGGAGATTTTACGGCTTGAAATCTTACAAAAGTTGTGCCTTCGTTAATTTGATTAGCGGGATAAGAAACACTAACACTAGCGTTAGCGGCTGTAGTTGTAAAAGGATTGTTGGGTAAAATATCTTGTACTGGAAACTCAACTCTTGCAGGTCTTGCATTCATTAATCCTTGTGGATCTGCTCCTACAGGATGTGGTTCTAATTGTGGTTGTTTAGGTTCAAATTCAGAGTTGTGTACAAAAGCTCCATTCCATTCTTTAACCATTTCTCTATATGGAAAAGCTGCACCCGATCTATCAGATATTGCTAATGCTCTACTACCTTTTGCAAATCTAGCCATTATATATTTGGATAGTATGTCTTTGGAGTAATAAATGTGCTTGATGCAGAACCATCTTCAGATAATGCTCGAGCTAATTCATCCTCGTACAACAACTTCATCTCCTGTGTTCTTTGTGGTGCAAACTTCATAGATAAGTAATATGAAAGGCCTGCAATCATACAAGGTACAAATCTAAAAGGTGTGTCCGTTGCGTTAGTGTAAGCTCCCGCATCTTCAATTCTTTTAACAAAATAAACGCTAAGAAAATTTGATGCAGCAGTTGAATTAGGTAATGGATAAATAGTTAATGTAACTTTATCTATAAATCTTTGTACCCAAAATTGTGAAGGTGTTCCATTAGATGCTTTGTTTGCTGTTGCAGCATATGCATCTCTTGCAACTTTAGTTAAACCTGTATCTGATTGATTTGTTGTATTGTAGTTTTGTCTGTAAGCAACATTTAAAATATCAGTAATACCAAAAATATTAGCAACAGGAACTGTTGTAGCTTGTGGTGAAGCTGCAGCCGCTGCTGCGCTATCTACAGAATTTCTATAAAAAGTATATGTACCTGCACCTTCATCAGTTGCATCAACATTAGTTGTTGCACCTGCTACTAAATTAATATTAGTATTTCCTACTTCCCAAAAATGTATTCCTCTATTACCCCATTCTTGAAAAAGAATGTTTAAAGATCTTCTAGCTGTTCTTAATTGATGACCTGCAGTTCCAACAAGGCCTAAACGTTCGTATGCATCTGAAATAATTTCATCAACAGAAAAGTCTTGATCAAAACTATAAGACTGTGAAGTAGTGTTAGCCATTGCTACCTACCCGTCAAAATATACGGTTAATCCTGTGTTAGCTGCATCCATAATATCAGTGTTAGTTCCTAAGAATGCTCCGGCTGGACATAAAATTCCATTGTGTGGAACATGTGGTTGATAAGTTCCTGCCGCTGCTATAGTTTGCATTTCAACTGTTCCAGCTGTAGATGCACTAGATATTTCTAAATTTCCTGCTGCTGCAACTCCTGTAAAACCTCTTACTCTTGTTCTACCCTTAAAAACAGGTGCTGAAAAAACAGCTACTGTTCCCATAGAAATGTCTACGCTAGCTGCTCCGTTACCTGTAACTTTAGTTAACGTTCTATAAAATAGAGTTGAGACAACACTTGCCCCACCTGCTG